TCAAATATCCACACAGGTGGGCTATGTCCTAAAAGTCGGTCCTCTTGCTTACAAAGACCGTGATAAATTCCCTGAAGGCGCGTGGTGCGAGGAGAAGCAGTGGGTATTATTTGCTCGCTATGCTGGCTCACGCCTACAAATCGATGGGGGAGAAGTCCGCATTCTCAATGACGATGAGATACTTGCGACTATTTTGGACCCTGAAGACATACAGCATTTATAAACGAGGTAAGATATGGCTGATAATGAAGAAAACCAAGTCGAATTAGACGTTGGTGATAACCAAGAAACTGAAATCGAGGTTGAACAGGAAGAAACATCCGCGTCGGAAGACAGTGGATCGGAGGATCAATTTGCTAAAGCAGAGACGTCCACACAGAAAAGGATCGACCGTTTAACCAAAAAAATGCGCGAAGCAGAGAGGCGTGAACAAGAAGCGATTAAGTACGCTCAAGCTGTTCAAAGTGAAGCTCAAACGTTGAAACAGAGAATGTCCAGCTTGGACACAAACTACGTCAACGAGTACACTAGCCGCGTCAACACTCAGATTGAACAGGCCGAAAACAACTTGGCTCGTGCGATGGAGATGGGAGACAGTAAGGCTACTGTTGAAGCTCAACGAACTCTTACAAACCTAGCCATTCAACAAGATCGTGCAAATCAAGCTAAAGCACAACAAGATCGTGTGGCGCAACAAAGGGAAGAGCCTCAACAACAGGCTGTTCAGCAACCTCAAGCGCCTGCGGCACCTAAACGCCCTGACCCTAAAGCAGAGACTTGGGCTATGAAAAATAGTTGGTTTGGCCAAGATGAGGCCATGACTTATGCGGCCTTTGGTATACATAAAAAGCTCGTTGAGGAAGAAGGGTTTGACCCGACGACCGATGACTACTATACTGAGCTTGACCGTCGCATTTCGAGTAAGTTCGTAAATGCCGGAAATAACGCGAACAAACGGCCCGCTCAGACGGTTGTTGGCGCATCAAGAACACCAACTGGGCGCAGTGGGAAAAAGGTTCGTCTCACCCCGAGCCAAGTCGCAATAGCGAAAAAATTGGGTGTGCCGCTGAGTGAATATGCGAAATACGTGAAGGAGTAATAAAATGACTGATGAAAACAATCAAAAAAGTGGTTCGGCAATCAACCGTACTTCTCGCGCTAACCAAACCCGGGACAAACAGGCCGTTCGTAAGCCTTGGGCCCCACCGTCTATGCTAGACGCACCACCTGCCCCTGATGGATTTAAACATCGTTGGATACGCGCCGAAACGCGTGGCTTTGATGATACGAAGAACATCAGTGCTAAAATGAGGGAAGGATGGGAACTGGTTCGTAAGGACGAGTATCCAGATTTTGAATCCCCCGTTGTTGAAACAGGTAAACATGAAGGTGTGTTTGGAGTTGGCGGACTGCTTCTCGCTCGTATTCCGGTCGAAACAATTGCAGAAAGAACCGATTATTTCTCAAAAAGAAATATGGATCAAATGCAAGCTGTCGATCACGACATGATGCGTGAGAATGCACATTCAACCATGACGATCGCTAAACCTGATCGTCAATCTCGTGTAACCTTCGGTGGCCCCAAAAAATAGGGCTACCTCAATAGGAGTAATATCTTATGGCAAATTCTAATACTGCCTATGGTCTTCGTCCTATCGGGCTAGTTGGCGCTGCGGCTAATACTACTGGTGTAACCCAGTATGAAATCGCTTCCAACAACACAAATGCTATTTTTCAATATTCTATCTGCGTCCCTACGGCCGCTGGTGTTGTTGATCAAGCTGGTGCTACTAATGGTGGTACTACGCAAGCATTAGGTGTCCTGATGGGCGTAGAGTACGTTGATTCGGTTTCTAAGAAACCAGTCTTCATTAATTACTGGCCCGGTTCCGGCTCAGTAAGCGTTGATACAAACCACCCTGTAAAGGCGTTTGTTGCAGACAATCCAAATCAGTTATTCAAAGTAGCGTCTGACGCAACATTGACTGACCGAGCAACGGCACTCGCGCATGTATTTGCAAACGCGTCGTTAGGAACATCTGCTCGCACCGGTTCTACCAACACAGGTAGTTCCAATTCCGCTTTGGGCGTGTCTACTATTGCGGTAACGGCTACTTTGCCGTTGCGTATTGTTGGCATCATGGATGACGCAGGAAACAGTGACTACGCAGCCGCTGGTATTCCGTTAATCGTCCGATTGAACGCTCATTATAATGCACCAACCAGCCGTTTTGATTCGCAGACTACTGCGACATCAACTGGTCTATAAGGAGGGCTTAATAAATGGCTATTTCTCGCGCACAATTAGCGAAAGAGCTAGAACCCGGCCTTAACGCCTTGTTCGGCCTTGAATACAATCGTTACGAAAACGAGCATGGTGAAATCTTTGATGAAGAAAGCTCAGATCGAGCATTCGAAGAAGAAGTTATGCTTGGTGGTTTTTCTACTGCACCTGTTAAAAGCGAGGGCGGTGCCCTTACTTATGACGATGCACAAGAAACATATACTGCTCGTTACACTCACGAAACTATTGCGTTGGCATTTTCGATCACTGAGGAGGCTGTCGAAGACAACCTTTATGATCGTCTGGCATCTCGCTACACTAAAGCTTTGGCCCGTTCTATGGCTCAAACAAAGCAAATCAAAGCAGCTTCTATCCTAAACAATGCGTTTACGGCTGGTGCTTCTGCGGTTGGCGATGGTGCAGCACTTTGTTCAGCAGCTCACCCATCATTATCTGGTAATCAGACTAACGTCTTGGCAGTTGCTGCCGACCTTAACGAAACTTCGTTAGAGCAGATGTTAATCGATATTGCTGGTTTAACTGATGAGCGGGGTCTGAAAATTGCTGTTCGTGGTATGAAGTTGATTATCCCAAAAGAATTGCAATTTATTGCAGAGCGGGTTCTTAACTCTAACCTACGTTCAGCAACTGCTGACAACGACAACAATGCGATGAAAAACATGGGTATGATTCCTGATGGGGCTGTGGTTAACCACTTCTTAACAGACTCAGACGCATTCTTCATCAAAACTGATGCACCAAATGGTTTCAAATACTTCAACCGTTCGCCAATTAAAACGGCAATGGAAGGAGACTTTGACACGGGTAACATGCGCTTTAAAGCGCGTGAGCGTTATTCTTTCGGTGTATCCGATTGGCGTAGCGTTTACGGAACACCCGGCGCAGCATAAGAACGGAATCCTCATTCTGTCTTACGAAAGGGGCCTTACAAAGGCCCCTTTCTTTTTATTTTTTTTTAGTTTATACTTTTTTCAGGGCAACATATTAGCTTTGTAGACAGGTACCCGCCCTCCTGACGTTGCATAGACTACAAGGCGAATCCTTATGCAAAGGGTATTAAAATGGCATCGACTACATTTTCAGGTCCAGTGACTTCAACTGCTGGCTTTATTGGCGACATCGTCGTCCCAACTTACACCGTAGCAACCGCACCTTCAGCTTCAGACGCTGGCGCAGGTACTGTTGTATTTGTTTCAAACGGCGCAGCAGGCGCGGCAATATTGGCTTTCTCTGACGGAACTAACTGGAAACGTTCTGACACAGGCGGCACAATAGCAGCAGCATAAGGGAGTAGGTTATGAGTAGATTCAAACCTGCATCCGAAGAAGAACTAGCGGCTCGAGGAATCAAGCCCGCTAAAGTTCGCGCACGAAATGAGAACGGTACGCTCAAAGCGGATGATCCTTCTACGCCTAATGTGAATGAGGCGTGGGAAGAAAAGCCTGCAAAGAAACGTGGACGTCCTCCGAAAAAAAAGGAATAAAGTATGGCTGGCTCAGACATAACTGCGTATACTCACGCGCAAGGTGCGGCGGCGGCTCTTATAGGTCCGTCCAGATCTCGACTACAAGCTGTGAACATATACGCAACTACGGCGGGTTCTTTCACTCTTACCAATGGTAACGGCGGTGCAACTCTTTTAACTCAGAAGTTTCCTGTGGGCATGAACGAGATATATATCCCAGAAAACGGAATGGTGTTTAGCTCTGGTGTCTACGTTTCTGCGCTTACAGGTGCGGGAACCGAACTGACATTTCTTTTAGCGTAAGGAATATCTATGCCTAAAATAGACAAGGCTAAGATGAAGTGTAATAAGCCTAAACGTCAGATTTCTGGCGGGAAAAAGTCTGTGGTAAAGGCTTGCGATAAAGGTAAGGAAAAAATTATCAGATTTGGCGATGCCAAGATGAAAATTAAAAAATCCAACCCCAAACGTCGCAAGTCGTTCCGTGCAAGACATGGTTGTGACACTAAAAGATTAGACAAACTAACGGCCAGGTACTGGTCTTGTAAAATGTGGTGATGCGTATGGATCAAAAAGTTATTGGAAGTCTCGTGCTAGCGGCGATGATTGGATCTATTGGTTTTGTTGCCAAGGAATGGTCAAGTTGGGCGTCTAGCACGTTGATCGACTTGAACACTAGAACTGCTGTCATGGAGACAGAGATTCATAATACTAACGCTATGGTGGCTTTAAACAATGATATGTTGAAGTACCTAGTAAACAATTCACGAAAGGCTAATTTAAATGATAAGCCGTGGTCAGATATCGTTTCAAATCTCGCGAACGCCGGAGAGGAAAGCTGATGTCAAAAACAAAAACAAAAAAAGACGCTTGTTACCGCAAAGTCAAAGCCCGATACAAGGTATGGCCAAGCGCCTACGCAAGCGGAGCACTCTCGAAGTGTCGCAAGGTAGGGGCGGCCAACTGGGGAAACTCTACTAAGAAAGCGGCAACAGGTGGACTAATGACTTCAGTGGATAATCCTAAACGCCCTGCAAGAAACAGATACCGTGGCGGAGGCATCATAGCTTCTGGTTGTGGTAGTGTTGAAGAGACAAGACGGAAGAGCACGAGGACTTTTTAATGGCAAAAGAAAATTCTTTACGCAAATGGTTTTCTCAAAACGACGGAAAGGGTTGGGTTGACTGTAAGACAGGCAAACCTTGTGGCCGTCAAAAGGGAGAGAAACGTAAGGGGTATCCTGCATGTAGGCCGACGATGGCTCAGTGTACATCTGCTGCTAAGAAGAAGAAGTCTTCTAAACGAATTAAATGGAAAGCTAGCCGTGGCGGACTAGCAAGAGTATTTTGATAACCGAAAGGATTATGCTATGAAAGATTTAAGTGGCGACGGTAAAATCACTAAGAAAGACGTTCTTATTGGCCGCGGTGTAATAAAAAAGAAAAATGGCGGCATGGTCAAGAAGGGCTACATGAGCGGCGGTAAAGTTAAAAAAGGCTATATGGGCGGAGGCTGTGTAATGGCAGGCCGCGGTGGCAAATATAAAGGAGCGATGTAATGCCTAAAGGTGGATCTACACGAGCGAAAGCTGACGTTAAAAACATTGATAAAGAAGTGGCCTCACTACAGTCTAGCCGTTTTTTAAATAAAGAAGATCCTTTATTGCCGACCGCGGGAGGAAAATACATTAGAAAAAAAATGGATTCTCTAAGTCTAAAAGGAGAAAACCTTGCTCGTAAGGTTCAAGGCAAAGAGACTCGTGCTGAACTTTTAGCTCGACGAAAGAAAGCTCAGTCAGCCTCTGAAACATCAGATGATCTTAAAAAAAACGTAAAGATAAAAAAGGCTTTTAAAAAAGCAATAGATAAGTCTAAAGAAATTGATAGAGAAAACGCAAGTTTTGGCGGCAAAAGATTTATGAATGGCGGCTGTGTAATGGCAGGACGTGGCGTTAGAAAAACAAAGATGGGTTAATTAAATGGCAACATCAGGAACCAGAGACTTTAACCTCGATATCTCAGAGATAATTGAGGAAGCATACGAGAGGTGTGGACTAGAGGTTCGCACGGGCTACGATGCCAAAACAGCACGTCGTTCTCTGAACTTGATGTTTGCTGAATGGGCTAACCGTGGTTTAAACCTGTGGACAGTGAAATCTGGCACAATAAACTTAACCCAGGGGCAGGCAACAGAATCTTTAAACAGTGACGTTGTTGATTTATTGGACGTAGTATTACGACGTAACAACACAGACTATGAAGTCGAACGCATTAGTCGTGGAGATTACGTTACGCTGCCGAATAAAACAACGCAGGGTAGACCTAGTCAGTACTGGTTGAATAGACAAATCACGCCTATTATTAACTTATGGTCTGTTCCGGAAAACTCCACTGATCAATTGATCTACTATTATGTCCGTAGAATTGAAGACGCGGGCGCTTTGATTAATGATTCGGACTTACCGTTTAGGTTCTTCCCTTGTATGGCCGCAGGATTAGCGTACTATATTGCTATGAAACGTGCGCCAGAGCGTATTCAGATCCTAAAGTCTGTATATGAGGAAGAGTTCCAACGCGCTGCGGATGAAGATGAAGACAGAGTATCGTTGAAACTGCAACCAGGTAGTGGTTACTTGAGGGTCTAATGGCATACGCTAATGGGAAAAAAGCATGGGGAATATCAGATCGGTCAGGCCGACGATACCGCTTGCATGAAATGAAGGTGGAATGGACTGGTGCCAAAGTGGGTCCAGACGAATATGATCCCAAACAACCTCAACTTAACCCACCAAAAGTAGGACCAGACCCCCAGGCTCTTAGAGATCCACGCCCAGAGTCAGATTTAGAAGCGCAAAGAAACATACAATGGGGCTGGAGCCCTGTTGGATTTAACGGTGATGAAGCCTTAACGCCTAACGCTCTTCGTGGTAACGGAGATGTAGGCACTGTAACGGTGATTATAACATGAGTTTTACATACGATCAGCTAAAGCAAGCTATTCAAGACTACACGGAGAATTCCGAAACAACTTTTGTAGCTAACCTTCCTTTGTTTATAAGGGCGGCCGAAGAGCGTATACTAAAGAATGTACAGCTAGATTTGTTCCGTCGTAATCAAACAGCGCATTTAACAAAAGCCAATCCTTATCTAAATTGTCCAAGTGATTTTTTAGCACCTTTTTCTTTAAGTTATATTTTATCTGGATCAAAAGAGTTTATAGAGTTTAAAGACGTTTCTTTTGTACAAACGTATTCACCTAATCCAGCAACCGAAGGATTACCTAAATATTATGCACAGTTTGATGTAGCTAACTTTCTTGTTGGTCCAACACCTAACGCAAACCTTGATGTTGAGCTGCACTACCTGTATCGTCCAACTAGCATAACAGCGGGCCCAGGAAGTGGAACGACTTGGATTAGTCTAAACGGAGAGCTAGCGTTGTTATACGGTTCGCTTGTAGAAGCGTACATATTTATGAAGGGTGAAGCTGACGTCATGCAACAGTACAATCAACGCTTTGGAGAAGCTATGATCGGGTTGAAGATGTTAGGTGAAGCTAAAGAAACCACTCAAGAATATAGAGTTGGTAAAGTTATAAGGCCGAAAACGTAATGTTTAAACTAGATTTCAACATGCCGGATCAACCAATGGTATCGGTAAAAACTACCGAGAACCGTGGGTCTTCTCCGGAAGAAGTAGCTGAACGCTGTGTGTCTAAACTGATCAGCGTTTCAGATGGTGCACATCCTGCTATTAGAGATCAAGCACTGGCCTACAAAGAGCACATGGAAAAAGTAGTTGCATTTTATATGCGAGAAGCTATTCGCAGCGACCGAACAACTGTGTATAATGCCCTAAAAGATTCGGGAAATCCCGAACTAGCTGACGCGATAAGGAGACTATAATATGGCGATAACTCAAGCAATGTGTACGTCCTTCAAGCAGGAACTTCTGCAAGGCCAACACAATTTTACTAACGGCGGTAGTACTTTTAAATTAGCTCTGTTTACAAGCAGTGCCACTTTAAGTGCCGCAACAACAGACTATTCAACTTCGAACGAAGCTTCGGGCACTGGATATACTGCGGGTGGATCAGCGTTGACAAACGTTACTCCAACAACAAGCGGAACAACAGCGTTCTGTGATTTCAACGATCTAACTTTTAGTTCTTCGACAATCACTGCTAACGGTGCAATGATCTACAACACCACAACAGGTGGTGGATCCAACACTACAGATTCTTGTATTATCCTAGCTTTTGGTGCGGACAAGACATCTACTAACGGTGATTTTACTATTCAGTTCCCAACAGCGGATGCTTCAAACGCGATCATTCGCATCGCGTAAGGAGTAGCCTCCGATGGTAGACATCACAGGCTGGGGCAGAGGTACATGGTCTGAAGGACCCTGGGATTCCGCTATTCCTGTGACAGTCACGGGGGTAGCCGGAACTGGTGCCGTTGGCTCAGTTGGCATCGTTGCAGAAGCTAATATCCCAGTAACGGGGACGGTTGCCACGGGTGGTGTCGGCTCAGTTACAGTAACCGCAAATGCGGACGTAGGGGTAACAGGCTTACAAGCGGCAGGTTCTGTCGGCACAGTTAGCGTCACTGCTGACGCTGTTGTTTTACCCACGGGTATTACGGCCACGGGTGGTGTCGGTTCTGTAGTTGTTATTGCAAAAGCCCTAGTTCTACCTACTGGAGTAGTGGGAACTGGAGCGGCAGGTTCAGTGGTTGTTACCGCAGACGCAAACGTAGGTGTCACAGGTCTAACAGCAACTGGGGATACAGGAACAGTAGTCGTTGAAGCAGAGGCAAATGTCCCTGTATCAGGTCTAGTAGGAACAAGTGCTGTTGGCACAGTAGAAGTTTTAGCCAATAGTGTAGTCGAAATACCTACTGGAGTAGCGGGAACAGGTGGTGTTGGAAGCGTTGTAGTAGCTGCAGAAGCTGTTATTTTACCCACTGGAATAGCCGGAATAGGCGAAATTGGGGACGTAGATGTAGGTATTCGCGTCATTGTTCCAGTTACAGGGTTGGAAAGTACAGGAAATGTTGGTACTGTATCCGTAATCGCAGAGTCAAATGTTTCGGTAACAGGCGTTTCTGCAACTGGTCAGACTGGAGAAGTGTTCGTTTGGAGTCAAATAGATCCTAACCAGACACCAGGATGGAATGGAATAACACCGTCGCAAACACCCGGTTGGGACGATATAACACCGTCGCAGTCCCCTGGTTGGACAGAAGTAGCGGCATAGGAGAAACAGATGGCGAGTACATACACTAGCGCAAACGGCATTGAGTTGATCGCCACAGGTGAACAATCGGGTGCATGGGGCGATACAACAAACGTTAACCTTCAGATTATTGATCGGATCCTTACAGGGATAGGGGCAATTACTTTGTCTGGAACGACACACACCCTGACAACTTCAGATGGTACATTGTCAGATGGTATGTACAAAGTCTTGGTATTAGGCGGTTCACCTTCGGGTACGAACACTATTACAATTGCACCTAACGATGCTCAGAAAACCTACATGGTTTACAACAACTCAGGTCAATCGGCTATATTCTCACAAGGATCAGGGGCAAACGTCACAGTAGCCAACGGGGATACAAAACTAATTTATACAGATGGTGTGGGTTCCGGAGCCGCAGTATTTGATTTCACTGCTAATTTAGCAATGTCGTCAGTAAACATTACAGGCGGCGTAATTTCTGGTATAACAGACTTAGCGGTTGCAGATGGAGGCACTGGTGCTTCTAACGTTGCAGGCGCACAAACAAATTTACAAGTAGACCCTGCTGGTACAGCGGTGGCTTTGGCAATTGCGTTGGGTTAGGATAGACAATGGCAAACACGTTTAAAAGAAAACTTTCACGGACTGTTGGTACTTCGCTTACTTCGGTAGGCAGCTACACTGTCCCATCATCAACAGCTACAACGGTCATTGGTTTGACGGTATCGAACGTTACAGCCTCCCAAGTTTTGATTACAGCGGTGGTAAACGACGGATCGAACGACACACATTTGATTAAAGATGCCCCAGTTCCAAGTGGCGGTTCTATCGTTATTGTTGGTGGAGATCAAAAAGTAGTGTTAGAAACGGCAGATAGTGTTAAGGTAAGTTCGAACACAGCAAGTTCTGTTGACGTAGTAATGAGTATACTGGAGATCACCTAATGGCAACACTTGGTAATGTACCTGCGGAAGCATATACGAACACTGTAAAAGACAGTTTTAGTGGCAACGGTTCCACGACTGCTTTCACAATGTCATTGCCGACCGTAACGAACGACGTCAGGGTCGTAGTAG